TTTAGATTTAGCTATACTTTCTTTTAAAGCATCAGCCTTACCTTGTTCGTAAAAGTGATTTGCAATAGCATCAGGATTCATAGCTGTAAATAAAGATTTATGATAACCATTAGCGTCTGACATTTCATTATTTTCATTAAGAAACTTTCTTATAAAATTATTAATGTCTGACTGCGTGTTTTTAACATTTTCTTTGTCTTTAACATTATATCTAAACTTTTTGTCTCCAATATTATATTCAAAACCTTTGAAACTATTGTTAAACAAATCATTTGTTTTATTTAAAAACGTTCTATGTTGTCTTTTTTGTACAGTACTTTTTTCTGCTGATTCTCTTTTGTATCTATTAAAAAATTCCCAAGCTTTTTTCTGCTCACCAGTTAGCTTGCTTCCAGCTTTGAGATTTTCATAATATTTAGACTTTAAGCCGTCTAGGTGCTGTCTAGCATCGGCAACTTGCTCTTTTAATGCTAGTTTTTTTCTTTTTATAACTCTTTCTTCGTCTTGATCTTCATCATACGAAAATTTATCTTCCATTAAAAACTCTATTTCTTCAGAAGATAAATGTGGTTTTGTTTTTTTATAGTATTCTTTTAGTAAAGTTTGATTATCTAAATTTGAAAAATCTTGATTTAAAGTAACATAATCGTTTAAATCACCGCCTGTTTCTTCCATAAAGTCTACTAACTTCTGTATGTTTTCAGGCAAAGGTTTTCCAGTTTCTAAATTTTCTTTAATAGCTTCTTCTGCTTCAATAGCTATTTCTTCTGTTTTTTCTTTTACCTGTTCTTCAGTTATTTCTTCAATAACGGGTTTTTCATCTTGAACTTTGCCGGTGTTTTCTTTTCCGGTAGGTTCTTCATTTGTTGTTTCGACGATTTCTTCGACCACTTTTTCGCTAGTTTCGGATTCGTCGCGTACAGGAACTTCATCTGTGCTTTGCTCTGGAACGGCATCTGTTTCTGGTTTTTTAGTTAAATCTACTTTAGTAACATTATCGTCTTCTTTTACTTCTTTTTTACTAAGATCAACTTTTGTAACGTTGTCTTCTTTTTTTTCTACAACGTTGTCAGCTGTAGGTTCTTTTTTCTTTTTTGCCATAATATAATATTATATAATTAATAAAAATTTTATCTAGGACCAAATAATCCTATATCAATACCACCTTCAACAACATCGTTTCCAGATGATTCAAAGTTTTTTGGTGGCCTGTCGTTTGTTCTTTGATCAATCATTTCAGACTGCTGTGTAGCTTGTATTTTAGTTCTATCATCTTTTCTGTCTTCTTTTTGTTTTTCTCTTTCCATAATAGATTTCATGTCCATTTGTCTTAACTGAACGTTGTACTGAAACTCTTGTTCCATTAGTTGTTTTTTAATTTCAGCTTCTTGTTGTAGTTTTTGAGATGCTATTTGGCCTTTCATCTGTTCTAGCTGAGCATCAGCTTGCGTAAGCGCTTGTTGTTTTTGAACCTCTAATTGAGCTGAAGCTTGTTGAGTTTGCATGTTAGCTTGTGCTTGAGCTTGTATATTTTGCTGTTGTAATAACTGATCAGCTTGCTGTTTTTTCTGTCTTCTAATTTTTAAAAGTTGATTTGCTAACCTAACATTTCTTATTTCTCTAAGATCAATTGCGTCTTCTAGTTCTATACTTTGTTGAGATAAAGCTATTTGTATATTGTTTTCTAATAAAGCTTTTTCTTCTTCGTCTGGATGCAGCTCAATAAATATTCCAAAATCATATAAATGTAAATCTTTTATATCTTCTAAAGTTCCAGCATTATGTGAGCCAACACTTTGTATAAAGGCATCCTTTGTGGGTGAGTACTCTAATATGTCTGATATTCTTAATGATAAACACTCTGCGGTAGAAGAAGTTAAAAATAAACCTGCTTGTAATATATGTCTTGTTGCTGTGTTACTGTTTGCCGCTGCTATTTTTTGAACTCCCACTAAAGCGTTTTTATCTGGTGTGCTACCATCTCTTGCTTCATTTAAACCGGTTACATCTCTTATCATTTGTAAGTAGTAATTATATGTACCAATTAAAGCTTGCATCTTATTACCACCACTACCACTAGTTATTTCTTGAATAGGAACTTTACCAGGATTTAAATCACCATCTTGAGTATAAGATCTTCCAATTACAGAACCCGTTTGAAAAAACATATTTAAAGCCTCTTGTGGATTGTAATTAGTTCCATTACCTAAATCTATCTCAGCTAAACCATCAGCATCTAAATAAACACCATCTGGTACCATACGCGACATTACTTGTTGTAATTTTAAATGAGTCAACTGAATCATATCTGCAAAACCAGTAACTCGTTTTACTAAAGAGTCTATTCTTCCTTTATACATTCTAGGAGCAACAATAGAATAATTCATTTTAACTTTAGTGTAATCACTTTTTGGGCGTATCATATTTTTTGCCATCTCCCATTTAAGTAATTTATTTGTGCCTAATATTAAAGCGCCTTCATATAAAACCTCTATAGATCTATGTATTTTTTTGTAATCACCTTCTTTTTGTTCTGGTGGGTTAAAAGTATCGTCTTTTTCTATAGCTTTGTCAGCTCCAGATCTTGTTTCTTTAATTTTATAAACCTCATTCATGTAGGTTTTATAGTTAAAATATAAAACTTGAACTTTATTTTGATCTAGCTCTCTATAACTAGATCCAACATCGTTTGTATAATATTTATTTTTAACTATATACTCTAAATCTTCTTGTTCTAAATGTGGAAATTGTTTTACTAATTCATTTACAGGAACCTGTTTTACTTCGCCAACGTAATATATATCTTCAAAGTAAGGTGAATCAGTATAAGAATAAACTAAATCTGCTGGATCTACATAATCTATAGTAACACCTTCAGACGTGTTAAAGTTAGTTTTAACAGCCCCCATGCCTAAAACAGTTAAATCATAATAAACTCTTTTCTTTATTAATTCATAGTTATTACCTTCAAATAATAAATTTAAAGCCTGTTCTTGCGCAAGTTCTACGGATTGTTTATAAGTAAGCTGCATGTGTAGTTTAAGTTCTTCTTCAGATTCCGGCAGCTTTGAAGGATCATTTTCAAAAGTATTAACGCCAAAGTTTTCAGATATAAAATCACTAACCTCTATACTGTTCATATCATTTAAAACAGATTCCATGTAAGCGGTGCGTTTACTAACTCCATAAGGATCTTGTGAAAATGCTTTTATGTCATACATTCTTTCAGATATACCGTTGACAACTATATCAACAAATTTAGGTATTATTGGAACAGGTTTCCAATCTAAATTTAAATAGCTTAAATCACCATTTATAGACAGCTCATCTTTGTATTTTTGTATAGACTGCTCTCCTCTTGCGTATAATCTAAGGTTGTGAAACTCATGATGGTTATTAGAATATCTATTGTTACTTACATACCTACTATTGTCATCTTTAAACCATTCAGACTCTATAGCCTTTGCTATTTTCAAACCGTAATCATAACTGAGTTTTTCAGCATCACTAACAACTTGACTCGGAAAATAATTACCTGTTGTAATAGAATTTGACATATATTATTTTTTAATTATTCTTGATACATTGCCCTTGTTTTCATACTTAGATATATGTATGTTTAATTTAGGCTTTTCTATTTTTGCGTTTGGAGCATATAAATGTCTATTACACGCCATGATAGCTAAACCAGAACTTATAGTTGCATCAAACTTAGTTCTTTTTGTAATATCAAATCTTGCCCAATCATTTAAAGTTCTATTAAAATATATATTACCATAAACACCTTCTTCTTTATGTCCTACGTGGTTTTGTACATACATTTCAATTGCGGCAGCATGTGCTTGTTTTATATCTTCACTTGAGTTTGGTATACCACCTATTTCTTTTTCTGCTGTGGATAACTTGTTCCAAGATTTATCAGGTCTATTCATACTAAAGCCTCTATATCCTCTTCTTCTTAAATAGTATAATAATCTAGGTTTATTGTTTTCACAAAGCAATGGCATACTATAAAAAACTAATGCCATTAAAACATCTTCAAAAAATATTTCAGCCGTTGGTGGTCTTGAAATATATTCTAAAAAAAAGTGATTTGGAGGAGCATCTTCCATGCTAAACTTTGTTAATCCGTGCAAAGCTCCATTAGATCCCCTTCCATCTACTGTTCCTGATATATCATAAGAGTCACAACCAAACGCTCCCATGTGTTCATTTCCAGGATATTTTATTCCATTTTTAACCACCACTCTATTTTGCATGTGAGATGGTGGCACCCAACTTATTTTAAATCTTCCTTTTGGATCTGGATAAAATATAACCTGTGTATCTTTTATACCATTAACCCATTGAAAATTACCAGTATTAACGTTAGCAGAGCTACCTATTCCTTCATTATAATCTATCTGCTCATATATCTTAACTAAATTAAAAATACTATTTTTAGCCTCATCTCTAAACGCGTGTTCTTCAGTTCTTGGAAATTGTCTGTAAAACTCATTTAAAGCGTCTTGATCAGATTTTAATCCTTCTACCTCGTTGTCCCAGTGTTCTATTATACCTGTGTCTATTAATTCCCTATCGGGTCCGAACACATCATTATCTGGGTTATTAAATACTGGTATTCCGTATTCGTCAATAAATCCTTCATAGTTCCATTCCATTGGGATAAAAAGAGAATATAAACCAGACTTTGTTTGTCCATTGCGGTTTCTTTTTGTAACGTCGGAATCATAATATAATTTTTTAAAATTATCACCTCCTTTATCTAAAGCATTTGATGTTGAACCCATCATGCATTTACCTACTATTCTACTACCTAATCTTAAACATGTTTTAGTAACTCTCCAGTTGTTTAATATATTATCAGGTCTTTCCCATTTACCACTTTCGTCATGAACTAGTAAATTTAGTTTTTCTCCATCATAACTATTATCACCAGTATTCTTCCAATCAATAGTAGTATCTAAACCTTTTATATCTTCTAGTTGCTCGTTAGTCGTAATTTTTTTACGAGTAAATTTACTAGCTGGTACTCTATATGCAAGTTCTGTTTTAGGTCTATCCATACCGTCTTGAATAGGCTTAAAGAAAAACGGGTAATTTACACTTATAGGTACAACCTTATCAGTAAACATTTTTTTAGCATCTGCACCTGTTTTAGATAATATACCATATCTACTATCACTTGAAATAGTGGCTAAATTAACTGTTTCTGCGCTTGACATAAAAGAAAAACCAGAACGACGGTTTTTAAGATAGCACATACCGTAACACCTTTTATCTGCCTTGCACGCTTCCCAAAATATATAAAATATTCTATTAGCTTCTCTAAAATCAGGAGCGCCAACGTCAATTTTACTCCATTGCAAATACATATAGTGCGTGCCAGTTATCCAGGTTGGTTTACCATTATTTACAAACCAGAAACCTTCTTCTCGACGTTTAAATTCCTCGTCTATATAATCGTACCATTTTTCTTTACTGCTTTCCGGATAACTCCTCCAGTCAAATATATTTTTTATCCTTTGTAGTTCTTTAGGATATTCCTGCTTAACCCACTTGTTTTTTGGATGTTTATCATTTCTCCTATAGTTCCATTATGAGACAAAACAATTAAGTCGTGTTCTTTATTATACCCGTATTTCCATTTTTTACCACGATTCATTCTAGTAATCGTAGTTCTTTTTACAGGCTCTATACTTTTAATTAAAGTTTGCTTATACATTATCTTGATCTTCCTTCTGCAAAACCTTTAAATACTCTATCCTTTTTTTCTTCAGGCTCTTTACCTTCTAAAATGTTCTCTTCTTCTTGAATCCTATTGAGTATTTCAAACGCGTCAAATATAGCTAACTTTTTAGTAGCCGCAGCGTTTTTCAATCTGTCAGCGCTAACATCATCCTCAGTGTTAGTAATAATTTTTTCTTTAGCTACATTTATTAATTCTTCAACAGCTTTGTGCCCAGCTTGGATTATAAGCTTTTTCGTCTCCTTGCCT